TGCAAGGCAATGGTGGAAACATACAGTGGCATCTACTTATGTTGATGATCAACTCGGCTGGAATGAAAAAAGCTTTCGTTATTGCACAGCAGAAGAAGCTGAATTTTATGTGCCATGGGAATTCGCTAAGCAAAGCGAAAGCAATCGCCAAGCTTCTGCAGGCCCATTAGATAGCGAAAGCCAGCAGTTGGCTCTTAGGCAGTACATCGTCGCATTAGAGGCGTCTAAGCAAGCCTATGAAGCCTTGCTGCTGATTGGTGTGAGCAAAGAGCAAGCCAGGGCAATACTGCCTGCTGCGCTGTATACAAGCTTCACTTGGACGTGTAGTTTACATGCACTATTCCACTTCATTTCATTGCGAAAAGGTCATGGTGCTCAAGGTGAAATCATGCTTTACGCTGAAGCTTTGCTAATGCTTGGTCGTCAAGTTGCTCCCGAAGCATTTGATGCCTTTGCTGAAAACAATTATCAATTTTAATCATGTCCGATCCCATTCGTCCTTTGCATTACACTTCTGGTCGCATTGAATGCATAGAATCAATTGAAGCTTCCATGACACCACAAGGATTCAAAGGATTCCTTAAAGGTAATTGCATTAAATATTTACATCGTTACGAAAATAAAAACGGTAAAGAAGATTTATTAAAATGCCAATGGTATTTAGAGCAATTATTAACTTACCTTGATCGTGAAGATATTTTTAGAAGATCAATTGAAGAAGCTGCAAGTATCATTTTAAATGCTCCTGTTGATCCTGATGCTTATATGGTGCAACGTCACGGCCCACCAGAGCGCTTATCTTGATTAAACCATTTGCCATCTTCCCATTGAAAATGGAATGATTGGCATATCTTTTTCATGTAATGGCAAAGCTCGCTGTGTCGCTTCGCACCAAGCTTCCCAGTCTGATAAATCAGTATGAGCACTAACAAAACTGTTATTATAAATCCAACTCATTAATACTTCTTCGCGAGATTGCGACCAAAAACGTTGAGGGCGCCACCATTCAAATAGTGGTGAATTGCCCTTATTTGCATTGCAATCCAAGCATGAAGGTGAATTATTCCATTTTGCAAAATGTGGTCCTCCTTTACTTTTTGGTATGATGTGATCAATAGTTAATTTCTCAGTCCATTTCCCGCAATAAGCGCAAGCACAATGTCCTAATGGTCCTTTCGTTGGGAAATCTTCAAAGATGCTCTTTCGATATCGACGTTTTGCATCACCGGGACGTAATTCAGAAAGCGAATGGAGGAGTTCTTCAGGCCCATTGCTTATCCCCATGGTGATATTTGATTGGCTTGTTTTAAGCTTAAAGCCTAATTTAATTGATGGTGGAAGTTGTAGAATGAATAAAAGGATTGATTTATTGTCATGAAAGACTGGCAGGCAAAACTTGCGGATTTTGCGGTGGTGCTTACTGCCGGGATGCTTCTTGCCACTGGTAGCATGATGATGAGCGTAGGACATCAGCAAGTGAAAATTACCACTCAAGTGGAAAATATCACGGAAAAGCTTGATGTATTAACCGAAAGCATGAAAGGACTAGAGGAGCGTGTGCGTTCTCTAGAAATAAAGCGCTAAACTTTATCTAAACGCTTTTATTCTTATGGAACCAATTCAATGGTTTATTATTGGTGGCATCCTTGTTGCTGCTGCAGACCAAATTCTTGACAATTCCCCATGGAAAAGCAATAACATTTTACAATTGATCATGGATACACTTAAAACTTTCTTTCGCGCTAGCAAATGACTACTGTTGCCAACACTTGGCAAGGTGTTAGCCTCTACTCTCAAAAGGTAGGGGCTAAATTTCCTGACTTAGTAGCAGCTCAATGGGCAGTAGAAAGTGGCTTTGGGAAGCACTTCTCTGGTGCAAACAATCCATTTGGCCTTAAAGGGCATTGAACAAAACGCACCACGCAAGAATGGTACGATGGTCAATGGGTAACTATTCAAGATGGCTTTATTGATTTCCCTAGCTTAGCTGTTGCCATTGATTATTTAGTTAAACATTGGTATAAGGATTGGCAATCATATAAAGGAATAAATAGAGCAGCTAATCGTTATGCTGCTGCTCGTATGTTAAAAGAACAAGGTTATGCTACTGATCCTGATTATCCGGTGAAGTTATCGAAATTAATGAAGGAATATGCCCCTGAAACCGCTACTCCCATTGAGCCTAAAATCATGACTGTTATTGGACCCAAAAGACGCCCGCAAGATTTTGGCTTTAAAGCTGGTGATCATCATTTAGTAGTGAATGATGCCAATGAAACCATGAAAGCTTTTTCTTTCAGTGGAACGTTTCTATGGACAATTCCTTGTTTAGCTCGTGGGCAATATTCAGATAAAGAATGGACGCTTGCTAATTCTGACACTCCTCCAGGTTTATATCGTATTGGTGCTATTTATCGTGATTATGAGCAAAAAGGCGATAATCCTGCATACGATCGCACCTTAATGAGTTATGGCTGGTATAGCTTAGATATGGTGGAACTAGAGAATCAAGAAGCTGGTAATGATAGAGCTGGAATCATGATTCATGGTGGTGGCAGTGCTTGCGGATGGCCTGGTGCATGGGCACCAAGTCAGCAATTGTTCTCTACGTATGGATGTGTACGTTGTAAGAATATTGATCTGCGTGATAAAATTGTACCATTAGCTAAAACGGGCGCAATATTTGTTAGTGTTTATCAAGAAGTATGAGTAAAGATATTCCATTTAATGCAGCATGTTATGAGCTTGTTTTGCTTGCTATTAGCAAATGGCCTAAGCTTGCTTTTAATCCATGGGTGAAAGCTTTATTAGCTTGGTGTAAAGATGATTGGGCTCAATGGAAAACAGAACAAACAATAAAGAAAGTAGATGAGCAAGTCGTAGTGTTGGTGAAGCAATGGGAAAAAGAAGAACGAGCTGCAATTGCGACGAAGCTTGCAGAGAAGACTCAGGAGCTGTTCCCTGCTGCTGAAATCACGCCTATGCCCAATGCCATCGTTCCTTCTGTGATGATCGTTCACGAGGCTCCTGATAGTGCTAGCGATGGAGTAAAAGCTTTAGGTGGTGAATTGCGTATCACTTGGACTTTAGATGGTTTAAGCTGAAAAAAGATATGTTGCTTTTATGGAAATCATTGTTGGCTTAATAATGTTTTCCTTAGGAATGACTATGGCAAGTCGCATGTATCGTCATTGTGTTCATCAGTATCATCCTTCTTACAAAGCTTCTGTTCAGCTTCAAGACCTTGATGGATAAGATTATGCAATTGCATGTAATATGTCAGCCCATCGCCATATCCAAGGCCAAAAATATCATACATAGCATAACGATATGAGCCTCGATCTTGCACATCTGCTTTATGTATAAGCTTTGTAATTTGCCTAAATGCTTGACTTTTGGCATCATCATTTAAGCTATCCCACCAAGCATCATCTTGAGCTTTTTCTAGCATTTCGTTTTGCAACCATGCTTTACGTAATTGTTTTAGTTCAGGAGAATTTATCCATTCAGCTACAGATTGACCATCATTTGACGCAGCATCTCCCATTTCAAGGCTTCATTCTGATGATAATCATACCACCCTTTAATAGCTTCAAGCATTCCTTCGCGAGCTTTAGTTGGTCCTTCATGCATCAATTCTTGCAATGCCTCAGAAATTAATTCCACTTGGGCTTTGTAATGGTCGTCCATAGCAATAAAGCATGATGCCATAGTTTACAAATGGTTTTAGCCGTTACCTTGTCCTCTCATTGGTTTCTTACCTTTTCGTCTTGGACGTGAATGCTTGCCTTGACCAATGGAAGTAGTCTTGGGAGCGCCAGGATCATGCTGGCGCTTGAGGGCTGCGTTTCCTCCTTGTGATTTAATTCCCATCAGCTTTCTATCTCATCTTCAACACCAGAGGCTTCATCTTCTTCAGGAGCGTATTCAATGGAATCAATCAATGGTTGCAACATGCTTGCTGCAGCATTGATCAAAGGATTGTCGTTAGTTAAACGAGCAGCCACATAAGAATTGATGGCAGTCACTAGTGCGCTTTTTTTGCAAGCCATGATCAAACAATGAATCAACGCCTATCTTAGTCGCTACTTTAGCTCCAGGGTAGTCCTTGAGCCTTTGTAGGGGCTTTTTGTTCGGCAATCTGCCCATCCATGGCTGCTTCCATGGTTTCCACTTGCTCTTCACCCATGGATTCTTTCACCCAGCTCACAACTAATTCTTCATCTAATTCTTCAAAAGGAATTAAATTCTCAGGACGTTGAAAACCAATTGAACCGTAAGCACTGGCTGAATATTGCTTGTCTTCTTCAATCTCTACGGCACTAAGGGTCCAGTGAGCGGTAAAAACAAAATTATCTTCTGTTTCGCGTTCTAATTGGGCAATTTTCCAATTGTAAGCAATGGCCATAGTAATAAAATATCTTTGCTAATTGTAGCATGTAGGCCAATCAAAGCTCAGGCATTTCGTATTCTTTTGTTGTATTGCAATAGTGCTTAAAAATAATTTCACTAGTATTACCAGCCCAGTTCGCCACTTGTGGCACAGGAATCCCTGCTTCAATCCACCTGCTAATAGCTGTATGTCTGCAGTCATATGGGCGATACAAGTGAGAGATTATTCCTGCATCATGTAAAGGTTTTAATTTCTTACGAAAATAACTTTGAAATGCTATCCGATCCCAAGGGAATAAATAAATACTATCATGCTCTAATTTCGTTAGAAGTTCTTGACATTTATTATTAAGTGGCACCCATCTTTTCTTATTCGTCTTGGTGCTGTCTTTAAGCCCATGGGTTAATGTCCAATTCTGATGCACCAGGATTTTATTGTCTTTGATATCAGTCCAGCGTAAAGCCCTAACCTCCCCTGTTCGCATGGCTGTTTGCAACATAAATTCTGTGTACCAACTCCAATTCACGTTTTTGTAGGTGCGTTTTGCTGCTAATGCAGCTAATACCAGTGCTACTTCGTTCTGCGGAATAACAATAATATCTTCGTCCTTTTGAGGCGCCTTGGGCATTTTGAAGCTAGCTAATGGATTCTTGTCCAAATAAGCAACATCTTCTTGTGCGGCCCAACGAAACATTGTTTTTGTGTACATTGCCACGCGCCTGGAAGATAGTATGGGAGTTTGCCCCAACACCCAGATCATAATTTTACGCGCTTCATTCAATTCTTGAACAGGGCAACGCTTTAACCATTTAGTTACTTGGCTGTAATCAGAGGTAAGGCTAGTAGGACACAAGGAAATAGAGCGTTCTTCCAGGAAAGCTGCCCATAATTCTGAAAGAGTAGTGGGCATGAGACGGTTTGCGTGGAGGCAATCACACTACGATGCCTCCTTCACATTGTCAAGTCATGCCCATTAGGGGCGTTGACTTATCTAGTTAGCTAACTACTGCAACCTTTGATGCCTCATAGGCAGCAATAACTTCTGGTGTCCACAATGCTGCTGCAACTGC